TTACCCATTGGCGCGGCTTAAGAGCTTATTTTTGAATTCACAATGGTCACGATATAACCATCTTGCTCGACCGTGGATAACTTTGGCTTTTGGCAGGTCGCCGGACTTAATCCGGTCATAGATGAAGGTTTTACCGAAGCCAGTATCGGCCATGATGAATTTCAAATCAACCAGGGAATCAGGCTGTAGTTCGTGTTGCATGAGTGCTATCTCCGAATAGGGAATCGAACCTGCAAATCAGGCAATAAAAAACCGCATTGATGCGGTGATGGTAGGTCTGGATATCTTGATAAATGAAAATGCCTCATTGAGAGTGAGGTGGTGTGATTTCTTTATTTCCACTCTTAATGTTTGTCAGTGAATGGTTTCTCCATCTCAATTAATGCCTTATTCATCTCATTTCGTAACTCTATAGCCATCCTGACGGCTTCAACTTGTGCAGGATGTCGGTTAATTGCTGGAGAATATCGTCGGGAGCGAAGGATTGAGAAAACAAAGATAATGCAAGCAACTATCTGAATTGCATTGCATGTTATTGATACAATGTGAATTGCAGCCATCTACTACCCCAAATAAAAAAAACCGCCATCAGGCGGCTTGGTGTTCTTTCAGTTCTTCAAATCGAATATTGGTTACGTCTGCATGCGCTATCTGCGCCCATATCATCCAGTGGTTATAGCAGTCGTTGATGTCCTCGGCTTCGATAACTCTGTTGAATGGTTCTCCATTCCATTCACCTGTGACTCGGAAGTACATTTATCATCTCCATAAAACAAAACTCGCCGTAGCGAGTTCAGATAAAAGAAATCCCCGCGAATGCGAGGATTGTTAGTTGCGCTCTGCTGCTGCCTTAGCCATTACTATATCCACCAAACTTCACCAGACATGATTCTCGCAATCACTATCATCACCAAAGTGATAATCACAACTTTAACTGGCGGCATCATTCACCATCCTGCTGCGGTGCTGCTGGCAGTGGCATCCAGTGGGTAATACTACCTGGATATAAACTCTTTGCTGGCCCCCAGTAGCCATCTGTATTAACACGCATAACCTCACAGCCATCAAAACCATCAGTTACAAGAACGTATTCATAAGGTTCCGGCATCCTTTCGCTTACCGGAATCCAACTATCCGGAGTTCCCGGAGAGTTGCCATTTACATCGAAGTTTGTCTCTGCGTCCTGAACCAGGAGGATGTAACCATTCTTGGCTGTATCAAGTTCTAACGCCTCGGTGACGGTGCCGAAATAGCGATTGCCTAAATCAGCATCACAAGTGCTTACATCAATGGAAACTTCCATGCCCTCGATTAATTCTGGCAAGTTGTAAGTTTGGCTTACAGGTTCGGCTTCCAGTTCTGCTATGCGCTTTTTGCTGCTTCCAGCTCGCCAAGCAGCGCCAAGACGGTAGCCGGATTGGCTGCGGCGATGAATTCAGCATTGGCCTGCTGTTCCATTTGGAAATCTTCATCGAAACCGCTTTCAGGATGCGCTCCTTCAATTCTGCAAATGGGAATATATCCAGCAGCCTCGCGATGAATTAGCGCATCATCACAATCAAATCGGCTCTCTCCATATTCGAGCGACCACTCACCACACGTTGCTTTTTCTGCCGCTTCACGCAGTGCCTGGTAATTAATTTCGCTCACTGTTTGCCTCCTTTGCGCCACATCGCATTCAGATATTTGTTGTCATTAACAGAACCGAAACTCTTTCTTTTAAGCAATTCCTCTCTCGATGGCATTGGCTTTACGCGTTGGCGAATAATCATTTCTGCCGGAAGAATGCCGGGATTGTATGCAAGTCCTCTCATGGTAAATTCCTCAGTCATTACTGATAGCGCCATAGCGTGAGCGGTAATTACGCAGGCGCGGGTCGATATATTCAGGGAAGTGGGTATATGTGGCTTTGCGGAATGGTCGGATTGATGTCTGGTAAATTCGCTCGCGTTCTTCTTTCTCTGCAAGCCATATACAGTGGCGAAATTCCTTTTCCTCTTTCGTTTCCTGCGGTAGCGACATTATCAGGTCGTAGTTTTTTCTGAATTTATCCAGCACCTCCGATACGGATTTGCCGGAACAGCGGCGCGGGTTATCCGCACCATACAGAGGCGCTGGCATAATTAAATCCTTATTTTTCTAAATCAGAAGGGGATGGAATCGTCGTATTCAGGAGTGTTCTGCTGGTTACTACTTTGCTGCTGGCCATTTCCTGAAGCTGCAAATCCAATCTTTGCATTCAGTAATTCAAGAGTGATTGATTGACCATTTTGCCCCTGATAAACATCAACCCTGATGTTTTCTCCGGTAATTTCCACAATGCCACCTTCAACAAGAACACTACGGTAGTAATCCGCTTGCGCTCCCGGCTTGGCAAATACAACGGCGCTGTAGTTTGTCCATTCTTTCTTTTTTGTCTGGCGATCGTAATACTGAACGCCAGCACGGATGTTGAATCCGATATTTTCCCCGGCCTGAAACTCTCTTGCTGGCTTGTTTAGTCTTACAGTAATCGAATGTGCCATTAAGCAGCCGCTCCTTCTAATTCGTCTCGTCTGATGTTGTAAACGTCCTGCGCTTTGTGCTGCTCCGGTGTTCCTTCGAGCATCTTCCACGCTTTGGCGAACGCCTGTTTAAGCTCTTCCACGGTGTTTTTTTGCATTGCTGCGTCAGTGAATGCTTTTAGAACCTGTTCAGGTGTAGGTGATGGTTTTGATTGCTTTGCTGCTGCGTTCTGCTGATGTTTATGTTCGTCGGTATCTGCATCTTTCGCATCATCAATGCCGAACAAACCATTGAGGCAATACTTGCGCGCATAAGAGCTTGTAGCTCCAGTAACTTGTGCAGAATCCATTCCTTTCTTGCTTTCTTCCTCTCGTGCAAGAGCAGTTGCCGTATGACTGTTTTCGCCATCGGTAATAGTTGCCGTGGCTTTCACGTAATACCGATCACCAATCAACACAACTTCATCGCTGATTGATAAAAACAGGCCATTCAGTAACGGCTTAACGCCTTCAAGAATGTCTTCGCAGCTTCTGTATTTATATTTACCGAATGAGTTGTACTGATTCTTTGGCGCGTTCAGATTCTCCTGAATAGCTGCCAGTCTTGCGTAAAATTCTTTGCTCATATGTTTGTTCTCAGAATGGACATGGCCCAAGGAAATAACGCTGATTTAATACTTCGACTCGGGACAAATTAAGGCATACCCGCATTCCTTCGCGGTCGCCATTATGGCGATACCAGAGAGCTTTCTGCGTGTACATGCGTCTCTGTAACTTGCTCTCCTTCACTGTGGTTGCAAGTGACATGAATATCTCCTTCGTTACCGATTAATTCTTTCATCTGACGAATGAATTCTTCGTCTGACCAGTTATCTGTAAAACTCATGGGCGGCCTTGTTGTTTCAAAATATCCCAAAGCTTTTCGAGCAAACTTTTCATTCTTGGTTGTTTAAAGTCTGCTCCGGTTAAAATATTCTTTCGTGAATGCTGTACCGATAAAATCGGGTTGAAAGGGCGAACCGATGCCGCCCCTGCAATAGCGAACTGTTGCATAGGATGCTCCTTCTGTTTGATTGCATAACGAAAACGCCTCGAGTGAAGCGTTATTGGTATGCGGTAACGCCGCGCTCAGGCGGCTTTGATAGTCATATCATCTGAATCAAATATTCCTGATGTATCGATATCGGTAATTCTTATTCCTTCGCTACCATCCATTGGAGGCCATCCTTCCTGACCATTTCCATCATTCCAGTCGAACTCACACACAACACCATATGCATTTAAGTCGCTTGAAATTGCTATAAGCAGAGCATGTTGCGCCAGCATGATTAATACAGCATTTAATACAGAGCCGTGTTTATTGAGTCGGTATTCAGAGTCTGACCAGAAATTATTAATCTGGTGAAGTTTTTCCTCTGTCATTACGTCATGGTCGATTTCAATTTCTATTGATGCTTTCCAGTCGTAATCAATGATGTATTTTTTGATGTTTGACATCTGTTCATATCCTCACAGATAAAAAATCGCCCTCACATAGGAGGGCAAAGAAGATTTCCAATAATCAGAACAAGTCGGCTCCTGTTTCGTTACGAGCGACATTGCTCCGTGTATTCACTCGTTGGAATGAATACACAGTGCTTATTTGTACTAATAAAATACCCAATTTTCTGTTTCTTGGTTGTGTCCAAAGTTATATTCAATATCTGGTGTTGATGTATCAATATTCTTCATCCCATCAACAAGAGTTGATACAACAGCCAAATCTTGTTTGATTCTCATTAAATGGTATTTCTTCCGGCGCAATAAACTTTCAATGGCAAGTTTCTTCGTTGGGAATGCAAAAGATCTTTCTGCATTTTTTGCTACTTTCTTAATTGCATATCTATTTCTCTTTTGTTTCCATTCCTGTAACCACTGATTTGGTGCTGGTTTAAAATTAACAATCCAATGCGCAGGAACCAACCATGCATAATGCTCTGTCTGATGAAAGGCTATATATTGAAGTGCGAATATTTTGATTCCATCTTCTTCAACTGTCGCCTGGAATCTCCAGAAAACAGGCATTCCATCATGTTCAGTTTCTGATTCAGGAAAAGGTACGCTCCATGATATTGTCATATCTCACCTCAAATAAGTGGTTTGCTGCCAAAACAATGAACCATCCGGAAATTCCAGATAGTTCATAATTCACTCTTCAATACTTCCAACTTACTAATCGCCGATAGATATCCGCGCTGATAGGGCATCATCATTCCTTCGAGCTTGCCACTTCTTAACTCCTCCCTGAGCAATTGTATTGCTTGTTCAATAACCTCTGCCTTAGCGCCCTTTATGGCTTGCTTGCGGGGCTTTGCTTTCTGCTTTGGCAGATTTCTCAAGCATGATGGAATGTATGTCTGATTCATCACTTACCTCGCCGTCAGTTGTTTTGATTTCCGGTAGCCTGCCGAGTAAATGGCTACGTTTGGCAGGCAAATACTTCCACTGCATTCATCTGCCTTCTTGCTGAGAAGGCTGCCAAGTGATGCTGCTTTGTCTGCTCTGACGCAACCAGAGAGCTTTAGCGCAATTTTTCGCGCCAGTGCTTCATTACTGCGTCTCTCGGCAATAAGTTCTGCTCTGCGAGCTTTGTAGCGGCTTTTTGCCGTACCTTTGGATTCTTTCCAGACAATGGTTACCATGATGGTCTCCTTTAAGTGGCTTTGGCGCATGACGCGTCGAGGTGCTTATCTTCTCGATCGCTGTCTTGCAGCTGCAATTCGCACCATCCCCAAAACCACTCAAGTTCTGGTCTCAACGGTTAGGTTGAGAGTCCGTCGATGTTAAAGAGCCTGCCAATCTGTTCCGTTTGGCTTCCAGCGTCCTGCTGATGGCTTAAATTTAAGACTTCTTAATTTATTGGTCAAGTGCATTTTTGAAGAAAACTTAATTATATGGGCGTGAATTTAGTTTGTCTTTGATTTTTAACGGGAAATAAAAAAGGGGCGAAAGCCCCTTAAGGAAGGTTTGCTAGCTTGGCATCAACGACAACGCCAATGATTTTACAGTTCCCATTGATTTCAATCATTGGGTATTGTGGATTGAGTGGTTTCAGGAATTTTCTACCGGCATCAATAACTAACTTTTTGAATGTCGCCTCGTTTTCTCCTTCAAGTTTGGCGACTACCAACTTTCCATTACGTGGTTCGACTTCTGGGTCGACGAGAATAATCATCCCCTCAGGAATACTCAGTCCTGCCGGGGCAGTCATTGAATCGCCTTTAACGTCGAGCCAAAAAGAGTCTTCAGAACAATCTACCGTTGTGTCGTACCAGTTATCTATTGCACGCCTATGATATGGCTCTACAGCTTCCATCCAACATCCTGCGCTTACCCAACTAATTAGAGGATACGAACCTCTTGGATCATGCCTGCTGTGATAGGCAATGTTTGAAAGACTATCCTCTCCTTTCAACAGGTAATCAGGGGAGCACTGCAAAGCCTTGGCTAAGGCCAATAGGTTTTCGCCATTGGGCTCAGTTTCAGATCGCTCCCATTGGGAAATAGCAACATTAGACACGCCAACCATCTTGCCAAGGGCAGCCTGCCTAATCTTGAGTTCTTTTCTGCGAGCGCGAATACGCTCACCCATCAGTTGTGTATTCATAGTTAAGACATCTTAAATAAACTTGACTTAAGATTCCTTTGGTGGATAATTTAAGTGTTCTTTAATTTCGGAGCGAGTCTATGTACAAAAAAGATGTTATTGACCACTTCGGAACCCAGCGTGCTGTTGCTAAAGCACTAGGCATTAGCGATGCAGCAGTCTCTCAGTGGAAAGAAGTTATCCCAGAGAAAGACGCCTATCGATTGGAAATCGTTACAGCTGGCGCCCTGAAGTATCAAGAAAGTGCTTACCGCCAAGCGGCATAAGCAAATTGCTCTTTAACAGTTCTGGCCTTTCACCTCTAACCGGGTGAGCAAACATCAGCGGCAAATCCATTGGGTGTGCCGCTATAACTCAATATCAATATAGGAAAATTAACAAATGGCACAAGCAAGCTACAGCAAGCCAACACAGCGAGAAATTGATCGCGCTGAAACTGATTTACTCATCAACCTGTCAACGCTTACCCAGCGCGGTCTGGCAAAGATGATTGGCTGTCATGAATCGAAGATAAGCAGAACGGACTGGAGATTTATTGCTTCGGTCTTGTGTGCTTTCGGAATGGCATCAGACATCAGTCCGATTAGCAGGGCTTTTAAGTATGCGCTTGATGAAATCACAAAGAAAAAATCCCCGGCCGCCACCGAGGATTTTAAGCAAATTGATATGCAATTCTGAGGGAATTACTGGATCAATCCACAGGAGTAATTATGACAAAACAACTCAGTCCTTACCAGGACAAAATTCACAAACACATACTACGTGATCGCTTCCTGTCCAGCTTCAAGCAGCCTGGTCGATTCCGGGCTGAGTTGGAAAAAGTGAAGCTGATGCAGAAGGAGAAAGGTCATGAGTAACATATCTAATCTAGCCGAAGCCAGAGAGGCCAGAAGGCTCCAGCAACCGCATCAAAGCAGCGGTAAGGGGTATGCCTTGCTGCACCGTAAAATTATGGATGTGCCGTTTTACAAGGATGCAGAAGCAGCGCATCTGTGGGTTCACTTAATCCTCAAAGCAAAGCATACGCCTGAGTATGTAATGACTGACGCAGGAGAAATTCTGGTAGGCAGAGGGAAGCTACTTGGCGGTAGAAACTCTCTGGCGTTTGAAACAGGACTCAAACCAGATCGCGTTCAGTACCTGCTTAGAAAGTTCAAAAAACTCGGCATGATTGACTGGGTTTCACATGGTAAATTCTCAGTTTTCTCGGTAGAGAAATATGACGATTATCAGTCAAATTTTGTACCAGCAGATTACCAGCAAATTACCACCTCAAAGCCAGCAATACCAATGCCTGTAAGCAATGCTGTACCAGCAGATTACCAGCAAATTACCACAGATAAAGAATATAATAATATTATCTCTAATACTGACGTATTAGAGAGTGCCACAGCAGACAAAAAGTCTGACAAGAAAAAACCTTCCGTCAGCTGTCAGGATGTTGTCGATGCTTACCACGAAATCCTTCCTGAAGCTCCAAGAATCCGCGCACTGAATGACAAGCGTAAAAACCAGATCCGAACGTTCTGGCGCAAAGCCGGAGTGATAACCCGCCAGCTTGACGGGCATGGGTTCACGATGCAGGACTGGAGAAATTATTTGAGCTACGTTGGTGAAAATTGCCGATGGATGTTCGAAGAGCGCCCAAACCATCAACGCGGAACCGTCTGGCACAAAAAGGGATTTGATTTCCTGCTTAACGATAATACCTACCTGAAAGTTCGTGAGGGTGAACACGATGACCGATAATTTTTATGCGCCGCCCCATAGCATCGAGGCAGAGCAGGCGGTGATTGGTGGATTGCTTCTGGATGATGACAGCAGTGAGCGCGTCCGGAAAGTTCTGGCGATGCTGAAGCCTGATTCATTTTACAGCCGACCACACAAAATCCTTTTCGAAGAAATAACCAGAATGCACCGGGAGCAAAAGCCAGTAGATGGCCTGACGCTTTTCGATGAACTGGAGCGTAAATCGTTAACGGCGTCTGTTGGCGGTTTTGCTTATATCGCTGAGATCGCAAAGAACACGCCGAGCGCCGCAAACATCGTTGCCTATGCAATGCAGGTTCGTGAAACCGCAATGGAACGCTACGCCATCAACCGCATGACTGAAGCGACGGAATTGCTCTATTCCCGCAACGGAATGACTGCAACGCAGAAGTACGAAGCTATTCAGGCGATTTTCACGCAACTGACAGACCATGCAAAAACCGGATCGCGTCGCGGCCTTCGCTCATTTGGTGAGGTCATGGAAGACTGGGTTAGCGACCTTGAGAAGCGATTTGACCCGTCAGGCGAACAACGAGGAATGAGCACAGGGATCCCATCGCTGGACAGGATGCTGTCACCGAAAGGTCTGGTGAAAGGCTCTCTGTTCGTCATTGGCGCTCGCCCTAAGATGGGGAAAACGACGCTATACAGCCAGATGGCAATCAACTGCGCAGTGCATGAGAAAAAGCCCGCTCTGATGTTCAGTCTTGAAATGCCAGGCGACCAGATACTGGAAAAGCTGGTAGGACAGAAGTCAGGTGTTAACCCGAATATTTTTTACCTTCCGGCGACAAATGACGCTGATGACGGCTATCAGGGTGATTACGATGGTGACTTCAACAGGGCGATAGAAACAGCAAATCGCTTGAGTGAAATCGACATGCTTTACATCGACGACACGCCGGGATTATCTCTGGCTCAAATCGTCAGCGAAAGCCGTCGAATCAAGCGAGAAAAAGGATGTGTTGGCATGATTCTGGTCGATTACCTGACACTAATGACCGCTGAGAAGGCCGATCGCAACGACCTTGCTTACGGCATGATCACCAAAGGACTGAAGAACCTTGCCAAAGAGCTTGATTGCGTTGTTGTGCTTCTGACACAGCTTAACCGCGCACTGGAAAGCCGAACCAATAAACGCCCATTACCAAGTGACTCACGAGATACAGGGCAGATTGAACAGGATTGCGATTATTGGGTCGGGATCCATCGTGAAGGCGCTTTTGATGACAGTGTTCCACCTGGTGAAACTGAACTAATCCTTCGTCTCAATCGTCATGGCAATACCGGCACGGTGTATTGCATTCAGGCAAATGGCGCTATTTATGACACAGACCAACAGTCTGCTGAAATGCGCCGCCGTGAACGCGAGGAACCGCAGTCCAAGAAGAAAGGAGGATTCTGATGACCATCTACATCACTGAGCTAATAACAGGCCTGCTGGTAATCGCAGGCCTTTTTATTTGGGGGAGAGTAAATCGTGGTTGAGTTGATTTTCTCTGCATTGAGGCTTCTCGGTGCTCTGTGGATGGTGGCGACGTTCATTGTGGTTGCTGGCTGTTTTGTCCGGTTGGTAGGCGAAGGTAAAGACCTGGTGGGTGTGCTTTTCGGTAGCATTTTCCTGTGGGTGATTATCGGTGTTATGCCTGTCGCTGTAGCAAAAATGGCGTGGCGTTTTGTGAGTTGAACTGAGGGTAAGTATCGATGGACGAATCAAGAAAGCAGTTTGAAGAAAGTTGGTTGCGACGTGGAGGCGAATCCTCAGACCTTATCCGTTACCCTGAAAATCACCATGAAATTGGCAGTGGTGATATTGGTGGTCAATACGTGATGGTCGATGTTCAAGGCCACTGGCAAACGTGGCAGGCATCGCGATCAGCTATTGAAATAACCGCGCCAAAGTTTATCGACAGCAGAGAAGCATTAGCCAAAGGGTTTACTGTTGATTATTCCAATGGCTTCGGTGATGCAATGGATGCTTATGAGGAAAACATCCGCGCTGCTGGAGTCAAATTGAAGGAGTAACGATGAAGCAAACAATCTTCCTCCGAAGTAAGCAACAACAGCAAGCCGCAATAAATGCCATCCTCGCAACACCACTCGATAAAGACAAGCCAGTCACCATCCGCATTACTGACTACAAGCGCAATCTTGACCAGAACGCAAAATTTCACGCGATGCTGGCGGATATCGCTCGTCAGGTTCAATGGTGCGGCAAATGGTTAAAACCGGAACAGTGGAAGGTTTTGTTGATTAGCGGTCATGCAGTGGCAACAAAACAGGAAGCTGATGTTTTGCGCGGCCTTGAAGGCGAATTCGTCAACATTCGCGAAAGCAGCGCGCAGATGAGCGTGAAGCGTATGGCAAGTCTGATCGAGTACACAACAGCCTGGGCTATTGGTCAGGGTGTCAGATTTACCGACAGGAGGTACGAATGAGACGACAGCGACGAAGTTTCACCGACATCATCTGCGAAAACTGCAAATACCTTCCAACGAAACGCTCCAGAAATAAACGCAAGCCAATCCCAAAAGAATCTGACGTAAAAACCTTCAACTACACGGCTCACCTGTGGGATATCCGGTGGCTAAGACATCGTGCGAGGAAATGACAATGGATTATTCACAGTTAAGTGATTTTGAAATTAACAAGCGAGTGGCAATTTGCTGTGGATTTGCTCCCGAAGATTGCGAAATCGCAAAGTTGGGAACATCAATCGTTGGTGTTGAGTGGGATGACGAAACTGGTTATGCAATAAAAACGGTTGATTACTGTAAAAGCCAATCAGACGCAGAGCCGATTATCGTAGAGAACAGAATTGGCATTATTCCAGCGCCAGAAAATGGATTATGGAAGGCAGTGCATAGAAAAGTTGGCAGTGATAGTACCCCATATCATATGACTCAAGATGAAAACCCACTCCGCGCTGCCATGATTGTCTTTCTCATGATGCAGGACGCCAATAATGCTTAATCCATCCCAATCTCTTCAATACCAGAAAGAAAGCGTCGAGCGAGCTTTAACGTGCGCTAACTGCGGTCAGAAGCTGCATGTGCTGGAAGTTCACGTGTGTGAGCACTGTTGCGCAGAACTGATGAGCGATCCGAATAGCTCAATGTACGAGGAAGAATACGATGGCTAAACCAGCGCGAAGACGATGTAAAAACGAAGAATGTCGGGAATGGTTTCACCCTGCATTCGCTAATCAGTGGTGGTGCTCTCCAGAGTGTGGAACAAAGATAGCACTCGAACGACGAAGCAAAGAACGCGAAAAAGCGGAAAAAGCAGCAGAGAAGAAACGGCGACGAGAGGAGCAGAAACAGAAAGATAAACTTAAGATTCGAAAACTCGCCTTAAAGCCCCGCAGTTACTGGATAAAACAAGCCCAAAAAGCCGTAAACGCCTTCATCAGAGAAAGAGACCGCGACTTACCATGTATCTCGTGCGGAACGCTCACGTCTGCTCAGTGGGATGCCGGGCATTACCGGACAACTGCTGCGGCGCCTCAACTCCGATTTGATGAACGCAATATTCACAAGCAATGCGTGGTGTGCAACCAGCACAAAAGCGGAAATCTCGTTCCGTATCGCGTCGAACTGATTAACCGCATCGGGCAGGAAGCAGTAGACGAAATCGAATCAAACCATAACCGCCATCGCTGGACTGTCGAAGAGTGCAGGGCCATCAAGGCGGAGTATCAACAGAAACTTAAAAAACTGCGAAACAGCAGAAGTGAGGCCGCATGACGTTCTCAGTAAAAACCATTCCAGACATGCTCGTTGAAGCATACGGAAACCAGACAGAAGTAGCACGCAGACTGAAATGTAGTCGCGGTACGGTCAGAAAATACGTTGATGATAAAGACGGGAAAATGCACGCCATCGTCAACGACGTTCTCATGGTTCATCGCGGATGGAGTGAAAGAGATGCGCTATTACGAAAGAATTGATGGCAGCAAATACCGAAATATTTGGGTAGTTGGCGATCTGCACGGATGCTACACGAACCTGATGAAAAAACTGGAGACGATAGGATTCGACACCAAAAAAGACCTGCTTATCTCGGTTGGCGATTTGGTTGACCGCGGTACAGAGAACGTCGAATGCCTGGAATTAATCACATTCCCCTGGTTCAGAGCTGTACGTGGAAACCATGAGCAAATGATGATTGATGGCTTATCAGAGCGTGGAAACGTCAATCACTGGCTGCTTAATGGCGGTGGCTGGTTCTTTAATATCGATTACGACAAAGAAATTCTGGCTAAAGCTCTTGCCCATAAAGCAGATGAACTTCCGTTAATCATCGAACTGGTGAGTAAAGGTAAAAAATATGTCATCTGCCACGCCGATTATCCTTGTGACGAATACGAGTTTGGAAAGCCAGTTGATCATCAGCAGGTAATCTGGAACCGCGAACGAATCAGCAACTCACAAGACGGGATCGTGAAAGAAATCAAAGGAGCGGACACGTTCATCTTTGGTCATACGCCAGCAGTGAAACCACTCAAGTTTGCCAACCAGATGTATATCGATACCGGCGCAGTGTTCTGCGGAAACCTCACATTGATTCAGGTACAGGGAGAAGGCGCATGGGCATAAGAGAACTAAACCTCACCAAAGAGCAGCACGAGTGGCTGAATGGCTGGCTTGAACTGTGGGGCGCATGGGTTTATTCAGGTCGTCTGGAAAAGCGCATGAGCAGCGTAATAGCGAAGTTCATGGAGAGCGTAGAGCCGGGAAGAGTTATGACAAGGCCAATGTGCAATGATGATGATGGAATGTTGATTTCTCAGGTCGTCGATTCCGTCATGTACATTGACAAAAAAGCCTTTGGCATCCTCCTCAGCTACTACGCTCATGGTTCATCTAAGCGAGCAATTGCATCCTACTATCACGCGACTGCAAAGCCACGCAAGATGTGTGGACGTGGTGGCGAGGGATGGAGAAAACCTTCACTGGCAACCTGTAGAAACGAAATTGACGACATCCTGAAAGCGTCATTATTTGTTTTATACCAGCCGATGCAAAATGCTTTCAAAATGCGTAAACGTGTTGAGAAAGTTAAGCATGTTGCTGTTAAAAGCCTTGACATGCAATTAGCCATTTAGCCATAATTAGAAGGTAAGCTGCCGTTAGTGACTCTTAAGTTGCAACGGTGGCTTTTTTTGTTTGCACAACAGGTAAGAGCATTGAACCCGCAGACCTCGCGGAATTGGTGAAAGGTGCCGCGCAGTGCTCTTATCGTTGTGGTGAAGCTCAATGGCGAGCTAGCAGATAGGCGACAGTGAAAATACTAGTCATGTAGCTGACCGCCGCGCGTACTGCAATCGGCAGCGCACCGATGGAAGCCGGTTCGATTCCGGCCGCCACAACCCAAACTGAGCCGTAGCCACTGGCTATCCTGAATTCATCAGTGATAGTTACGCTGCGGCCTTCTACACATGATCTTCGTGAAAGCGGGTGGCAAGGGGTTGCGCTAACAACCTCATGCCGTTTTGCCCGTGCATATCGGTCACGAACAAATCTGATTACTAAACACAGTAGCCTGGATTTGTTCTATCAGTAATCGACCTTATTCCTAATTAAATAGAGCAAATCCCCTTATTGGGGGTAAGACATGAAGATGCCAGAAAAACATGACCTGTTAGCCGCCATTCTCGCGGCAAAGGAACAAGGCATCGGGGCAATCCTTGCGTTTGCAATGGCGTACCTTCGCGGCAGATATAATGGCGGTGCGTTTACAAAAACAGTAATCGACGCAACGATGTGCGCCATTATCGCCTGGTTCATTCGTGACCTTCTCGACTTCGCCGGACTAAGTAGCAATCTCGCTTATATAACGAGCGTGTTCATCGGCTACATCGGTACTGACTCGATTGGTTCGCTTATCAAACGCTTCGCTGCTAAAAAAGCCGGAGTAGAAGATGGTGGAAATCAATAATCAACGTAAGGCGTTCCTCGATATGCTGGCGTGGTCAGAGGGAACTGATAACGGACGTCAGAAAACCAGAAATCATGGTTATGACGTCATTGTTGGCGGAGAGCTATTCACTGATTACTCCGATCACCCTCGCAAACTTGTCACGCTAAACCCCAAACTCAAATCAACAGCCGCCGGACGTTACCAGCTTCTTTCACGTTGGTGGGATGCATACCGTAAGCAGCTTGGCCTGAAAGACTTCTCTCCGAAAAGCCAGGACGCTGTGGCATTGCAACAGATTAAAGAGCGTGGCGCTTTGCCGATGATTGATCGCGGTGATATCCGTCAGGCAATCGACCGTTGCAGCAATATCTGGGCTTCGTTGCCCGGGGCTGGTTATGGTCAGTTCGAGCATAAGGCTGACAGTCTGATTTCAAAATTCAAAGAAGCAGGCGGAACGGTCAGAGAGATTGAGGTATGAGCAGAGTCACCGCGATTATCTCCGCTCTGATTATCTGCATCATCGTCTGCCTGTTATGAGCTGTTAATCATTACCGTGATAACGCCATCGCCTACAAGGAGCAGCGCGATAAAGCCACATCCATCATCGCTGACATGCAGAAGCGTCAACGTGACGTAGCAGAACTCGACGCCAGATATACAAAGGAGCTTGCTGATGCTAACGCGACTATCGAAAGTCTCCGTGATGATGTTTCTGCTGGTCGTAAGCGCCTGCAAGTCGCTGCCACCTGTGCAAAGTCAACGACCGGAGCCAGCAGCATGGGCGATGGAGAAAGCCCAAGACTTACAGCAGATGCTGAACTCAATTATTACCGTCTCAGAAGTGGAATCGACAAGATAACCGCGCAGGTTAACTACCTGCAGGAGTACATCAGGACGCAATGCCTGAAATAATTTTTTTGCAAATCACAAAGTCCATTTAATGAGCCTCGCGGTGCTGGGCTTTTTTATATCTGAATTTCACAGCGCATCTCACGCGCATATTAACGAGAGCCTTTCAGTAAGCGAGCCTGAGAAATGCCGTTATAGGTGGCGACCTCTCTCGGGCGGCTTTTCTGTGAGACAGGCTCACTTTCTAAAAGGTAAAGACGCTATGAATCATCAATTGGCTAATCTCGATTTCCGGGACATGGTGGTTGTTTCTGGTGATCGCGTGATCACAACCTCCCGCAAGGTAGCAGCTTACTTCGACAAGCAGCATCACCACATCATTCAGAAAATCGAAAAGCTAGACTGTTCGGATGAATTTCTAACCAGCAACTTTTCGCGGGTTACCTATGAACACAAGGGTAATCAGTATGTTGAATATGAAATTTCCAAAGACGGCGCGATGTACATCATCATGTCGTTTACCGGCAAAAAAGCTGCCGCCATCAAAGAGGCGTTTATCAAAGCATTTAATTGGATGCGTGACAGGCTGATGGAGATGGCTCACTCATACCAAAGAGAGCACAACGAGTTAATGCTGGAGTTCATGAAGGAAAAGGATGTTGCCAGTATGTCAGGACGCTTGCTGAACCGCTGGGGCAGGATCAAAAAACCGCAACTCATAGCAAGAATCGAAAGGCTTGAGCAGCAGGCGCAAATATCGATCCCCGGACTGCCAAAGTGACCATTCCAAAACCCATCTACGGGTGGGCTTGATAATGAAACCGTGATTTACATCCCCACAATCCGGGTATGTAAAAGATAGTTCAGGCGAGAACAGATTTAACTAAATCTGTGCACCACCAGTTGCGGCAGTACAGCGAAACAACCCAAGCCAGAAAGTGGGGAAATAACACTGGCAGCCACTGAAAGATAAACCTCCTGCCTTATGGCAAAAAAAGATTCTTTGTGGTGGCGGACTGATGGAAAGACATCGGTTATTGCAGAGGCCATTCAATGAGTGGTCTCGACAATGGCTTATACCCTGCACGGGATAACTTAACTGATATCCCTTTTAACGGATAAACGGAGCCAACAATGGCAGAGATTATTCCCATGACTGAAGAACAGAAATTCCAGCTAGAGATTTACAAACTGGTCATGAACCAGAACGCAGCAGCAGAGGAAGCATTTCAGTTCATTGGTACTGACGAGCTGAAGCTTGAGCTATTCAAAATTCACTTCCAGTCAGGCGGCGCTAATTCGGATATCACGACCCGCACTATCGAAGCGGTGCGTAAATCGAAGGAAGCGTTAGACCTGTTCACTACCGGAGCATAAACATGGCAACTCAAGGTTTCGACAACCCATCCAAATTCCGCGATGAATGGGATAAGCAAGCAGAAGGGAAATAATCAATATGGCGACTGAGAAAAAGAACGTCGGTCGCCCTTCGGATTACCTGCCGGAGGTGGCTGATGATATCTGTGCGCTGCTTGCCTCCGGGGAAAGTCTGGTTAAGGTTTGCAAGCGCCCCGGCATGCCAGCAAAGGCTACTGTATTTCGCTGGCTGTCAGAGCATGACGAATTTAGAGACAAGTACGCGAAGGCAACTGAGGCACGAGCTGATTCTATTTTCGAAGAGATATTCGAAATTGCTGACAATGCGATTCCAGATGCTGCTGAGGTGGCAAAGGCAAGACTTCGCGTTGATACCCGCAAATGGGCGCTGGCCCGAATGAATCCACGTAAGTATGGCGACAAGGTAACTAATGAGCTTGTCGGCAAAGACGGCGGCGCAATCCAGATTGAAACATCACCGATGAGCACTCTATTCGGAAAATGACCTCGATTAATCCTATCTTTGAACCGTTCATTGAGGCGCATCGCTACAAAGTCGCCAAAGGCGGTCGAGGTAGCGGTAAATCATGGGCAATTGCGAGGCTGCTTGTTGAAGCGGCGCGTCGGCAGCCGGTGCGCATCCTCTGTGCTCGTGAACTGCAAAACAGTATCAGTGATTCGGTAATCCGGTTGCTTGAAGACACTATCGAGCGTGAAGGGTATTCGGCTGAGTTTGAAATTCAGCGTTCAATGATTCGTCATCTCGGAACGAATGCTGAATTCATGTTCTACGGCATCAAAAACAACCCTACGAAGATTAAATCGCTCGAAGGTATTGATATCTGCTGGGTGGAAGAAGCGGAGGCGGTAACGAAGGAATCGTGGGATATTCTGATACCAACCATTCGCAAGCCGTTTTCCGAAATATGGGTGAGCTTCAACCCGAAAAACATCCTCGACGATACCTATCAGCGATTCGTTGTAAATCCTCCCGATGATATTTGTCTGCTGACGGTGAACTACACCGACAACCCGCATTTTCCTGAAGTTCTCCGTCTGGAGATGGAAGAGTGTAAACGCAGAAATCCGACACTGTATCGTCACATCTGGCTTGGTGAGCCAGTAAGCGCAAGTGATATGGCAATCATCAAACGTGAATGGCTTGAAGCCGCAACCGATGCGCACAAGAAACTCGGATGGAAAGCGAAAGGCGCGGTTGTTTCTGCACATGACCCGTCAGATACAGGGCCAGATGCTAAAGGTTACGCATCGCGTCACGGTTCGGTGGTTAAGCGCATTGCCGAAGGTCTGCTGATGGACATCAACGATGGTGCTGACTGGGCTACTTCGCTGGCTATTAAAGACGGCGCTGACCATTACCTATGGGATGGTGATGGTGTTGGTGCCGGGCTACGCAGACAGACAACGGAAGCGTTCTCCGGTAAGAAAATCACCGCCACGATGTTCAAGGGCAGCGAATCGCCATTCGATGAAGATGCGCCATATCAGGCCGGAGCATGGGCTGATGAAGTCGTACAGGGCGACAATGTTCGCACTATTGGCGATGTATTCCGCAATAAGCGAGCGCAATTCTATTACGCGCTGGCTGACAGGCTGTATCTGACATATCGGGCGGTTGTTCACGGTGAGTATGCAGACCCCGACGACATGCTGAGTTTCGATAAAGAAGCGATAGGCGAGAATATGCTGGAGAAGCTGTTTGCAGAACTGACGCAGATTCAGCGCAAATTCAATAACAACGGGAAGCTGGAGCTAATGACTAAGGTCGAAATGAAACAGAAGCTCGGTATTCCATCTCCCAACCTGGCTGATGCTCTGATGATGTGTATGCATTGCCCGGAGTCGGCTGCGCAACCCGACTATTCCAGTTACTCAATTCCTTGTGGTGTAGGTTGATATGGCAGAAAAAAAGATGACTGACTGGCATCGCAAGGTGCTATGCAACTTTGATAATGCCTGGTCAGCAACGCAGGATATGCGTGAGCAGATTATTGAGGCTCAACGTTTCGTCCGGGTATCCGGCGCACAGTGGGAAGGCAGCACAAACGCTGGTTACTCATTTGATGAAGGCAGGTTTGAGCATTATCCGCGTTTTGAACTGAATAAGATTGCCCGTGAATGTGATCGCATCATTGGCGAGTATCGACAGAATCGCATCAGCGTTAAATTCAGGCCGAAGGATGACAAGGCATCGGAAGCGTTAGCCGAAAAGATGAACGGCAAATTCCGCGCTGACTATCAGGAAACATCCGGTGGCGAAGCGTGTGATAACGCATTTGATGATGCTGTAACGGGCGGATTCGGTTGTTTCCGCATGTGTGCCGATTACGAAGATGAAATGGATCCGAGTAACGAGCAGCGCCGCATCAGCCTTCTTCCTGTTTACGACCCAGCGACATGCGTATTCTTCGATCAGGACAGCAAGCAATATGACCGCTCTGATGCTATGTGGGCTATGGAAATGTTCTCCATGACGCCTAAAGCGTTCGAGGCTGAATACCCTGATTCCATCGCGGCAAGTCTTTCTCGTGATGACACTGGTACTCAGTATGACTGGTCAACGCCTGACGCTATCTATGTTGGACGTTACTACGAAGTCCGCATAGAGAAGGTGAAGCTCACAGCATGGCGTAACCCTGTCAGCGGAGAAACGGCAATCTATGATGAAGAGCAAATCAAAGATATTGTCGACGAGCTGACCGATGGTGCATTCGAACTGATTGGCGAGCGAACGGTGAAGAAACGCCGAGTTTATTGCGGTCTTCTGTCTGGCGCTGAATGGCTGGAAGAACCTAAGCGTATTCCGGGCGAACATATTCCTCTCATCCCGGTATATGGGCGTCGTTCATTTGTTGATAATCAGGAGCGAATCGAAGGCCACGCAGCAAAAGCGATGGATGCACAGCGTCTTGAGAACCTGATGGTTTCCATGATTGCAGATAACGCTACTCAGGCTGGCGGTGATGGCATTCCTGTAGTTGATGTTGACATGATTCCTGGTCCTCTTGCCACTCATTGGGCGGAGCGCAACAAAAAGCGCCCGGCGTTCCTGCCGATGGTCAGTCTGAAAAACAAAAACGGAGATATTACTGCGCAGGCTCAGGTCAGCAGTTATACACCTCCGACACAAATGCCTCCTGCTCTTGCCGGGCTATTGCAGTACACCGGAACGGCTATTCAGCAAATTACAGGTGCGTCGCAGCTTGAGAACATGCCGAGCAACGTCGCTACCGATACCGTTGATAGCATCTTTAACCGGATGGACACGCAGTCCTATATCTACATGGACAACATGGCTAAATCCATGCGCCGCGCTGGCGTCGTGTGGCTTTCTATGGCACGTGAGGTCTATGGTAGTGATACGCCGATGCGTATCGTTAATGAGGACGGCAGCGATGACGTGGCGCTGATGACTGGTGAAGTGGTTGACCGTCAGACAGGGCAGGTTATCGCGCTTAACGACCTTTCTCAGGGTAACTATGAAGTGACTGTCGATGTCGGTCAGTCGTTCGCTACTCGCCGTGACGCAACGGTTAAGTCGTTACTTTCCATGCTGGCACTTATCCCGCCAGGAACGCCGAAACACGACCTTGTATCGTCGATGATCCTCGACAATATGGACGGCGAAGGGATGGACGACCTTAAAGAATACAACCGCAATCAGTTGCTTCTGTCTGGAGTTATCAAGCCGAGAACGCCAGAAGAACAGCAGATGGTTGAGCAGGCGAAACAACAACAGGCCAGTCAGCCAGATCCGGCTATGGTTGCTGCGCAAGGTCAGCTTCTTGCTGGTCAGGCTGAATTGCAGAAAGCGCAGAACGAGCAGGCAGCCATTCAGGTTAAAGCATTCCAGGCACAGACTGATGCTCAGGTTGCAGCGGCAAACGTTGTGAAAATCCTCGCATCTGCTGATAGCCAGCAGAAATCTGATATCCGCGAGGCTCTGAAACTGCTCGGACAGTTCCAGCAACAGCAAGGAGACAATGCCCGTGCTGATGCAGAGCTTGTCCTGAAAAGTCAGGCACAGGTCCATGCGCAGCGCATGGACATCAGCAGCATCCTGCAAAAATCAACTCAGCAACAACCACAGCAGTAATTAACCCATAACGTGCAATGGCTGTCTTTATGAGGCCTGGCACCCTATTGCCTTCCGATGGGCTGAACATCGAGTAAACAGGGGTAACAAATGGACCAGATGGCAGAAAACACACCAGAAGTTGAAATCGAAACCGACGCGTCAGAGCAGATTCCTGATGATGTCGAACTGGCTGAAGAAGTCGAAACAGAAGATGGCAGTGAGTCCTCCGGCAATGATGCAGAGGAAGCTACTGAAACTGATGACGACGAATCAGAACAGGAATTCTACTTTGGTGACGAAAAGCTGGATTCGCCAACCAGCGAAGATGGCGCAGAGCATGGACTGGTAAAACACCTGCGCAAGACGATTAAAGAGAAAGACCGTGAGCTGAAAGAGCTGATGCGTCAGTATCAGAAACCCGTCGAGCAGCAGCCGGTAATCACTCAACCACCGCGAATGCCAAAACTGGATGATGAGGACATCGGTTTCGATGAAGAAATCTACCAGCAACGCATGGCTAAGTGGGCAGAGGATAACGGCAAGTACCAGCAACAGGAGATGGCTCGCAAGCAGAAGGAGCAGGAGCTTCAGGCTGCCTATCAAGAGCGATTATCCAAATATCAGCAACGTGTTAAGGCTCTCAAAGTTCCTGGCTATCAGGAAGCTGAGCAGGCCGTACTCGAGGAAATCCCCATCGAGACACAAAACGCGATCCTGTTTGAGTCAGAGAAGCCGGAAATCGTTGTTCTGGCGCTCGGTCGCAACGCTGAACTGCGCAAGCAACTGGCAGAAGCTACCAACCCCGTAGCAATTGGTCGTCTGCTGGAACGTATCGAATCGAAGGCCAGAATCATGCCAAAAGCAAAAACCACAGCAGCCACAACCCCGACAGTTAAGGGGAGCAACGGCGCAGTAATCAATAACCTAGACAAACTGAAAGCCAAGGCGCTGGAAACTGGTGACTGGACGCCGTATTTCGCCGCTAAAAAGGCAAAAAAATAACCTATCGGAGCATTAAGCATGGCTAACCAATTAGCAAAAGACCTTGAAATCATGTTCGAAAACTACGTTGAAGGCTTTGAGGCCGCCTGCGTAGTTTCCCGTAACGCTAAAAAATTCCGTCCCGGTGATACAGCAATGCAGCGAGCAGGTGATGTTCTGTATCGTCCGCAGCATTACCACATGAACATTGAGGAAGGCCTCGACCTCAGCAGCAAAACGCCAACAGCACTGGTTCAGCGCCTTGTTCCTTCTGTGTTCAAGGAGCCGAAAAACATTCTATACACTCTGGATGCGCGTGAAATGCGTGACCCGGAACATAAAACTGAAGCTGGTCGCGCCGCAGGTATGCGCCTTGCTGCACAGGTTGACTCTGACCTGATTTCCATGGTCACGCAGCGTGCTACTAACGTGATCACAATGGCTGACTCAACCACTGGTTCACAGGGCCGTGATTTGTGGAACTGTGCGGCAGGTATTGATGCCACCATGACGGCGATTGGTGTACCTCAGGGTATCAACCGCCGCTCTTTCTGGAACCCCTTCAACTACAAAGACCTTGCTGGCGAGCTTGGTCACCGTGCCTATGCTCAGGGCGCAACCCTGACAGCATACGAAAAAGCGCAGATCCCTCCGGTTGCGTCCTTCGATAGCTACAAGACCGATATTTCTGGTCGTGTTCCGAAGGGTACAGCAACTTCCCTGACGCTGGCGGCTGAACCTGCGCACAAGGTTGAAGCGAAAGATGCCAACGATATGCCAGTGGATAACCGACAGGGGACTATTACGGTATCTGCATCTGGGTTGCAGGTTGGCGATGCGTTCACCATTGCTGGCGTGAATTCTGTACACCAGATCACAAAAGATACCACCGGGCAGCCGCAGGTATTCCGCGTTCTGGCAGTAAGCGGAACGACAGTAACTATCTCCCCGAAAATTCTGCCGCCTGACAACGCGGATGTCGCCAGCCGACCATATGCAAACGTTGATGCTAACGCGGCAAATGGTGCAGCAATTACCATTCTCAACAAAAATGCCGCACCGGCTAACCTGTTCTGGGCTGATGGTTCTGTTGAACTGATGTACGGCAAACTGGCGTTCCCGACTGGTCAGGGTCCACAGGTAATGACAGCAACCACCGAGCAGGGCGCTACGCTGATCATGTCTTACGCCTTCGACCACATCAAAGGTGTAACCACAGCTCGTTTCACCACTCTGTACGGTTGCTCGGTACTGGTTCCTGAATATACGGGCATCGTTATTGCCGGGCAGTAATTTTGGTGGGGCTTCGGCCCCATTTTTATTGGGAGAAGGCAATGGCACGAACAATGCTCTATAAGCCTGGCAACATGATCACCTGTGGTCAGTTTGCTGTCGATTACATCATTGTTGATGACGAAGAAGTTAAATCTCACCTGAAAAAAGGTTGGGTAAAAACTCCTGAAGAAACCGCAACGAAGCAAAAAGTGGCTAAGGCGGAAGAAGATGGCGAAAACGAAGGGTGATCTCGTTCTAAAGGCTTTACGAAAAGCCGGGCTGTATTCCAATGCCACGTTGACAGATGCTGACCCTCAGGCAATTGAAGATGCCATTAATGACCTCGAAGACATGATGGCAGCATGGCAGGCGAAAGGTATCGAGCTTGGGTATCAGTTTGCTGATACAGAAAACGGCATCATGCCGTTACCTGACGATGATTCAGGTATCCCTGCATGGGCAAATGATGGCGTCGCTTTGAAACTCGCTGTGCAAGTGTGCATGGATAACGTCATTCAGCCGTCGGATGCTCTCCTTACCGCTGCTGACTGTGCATATCAGACAATCTGTATCGCTTTAACCAAAATACCACCACTTGAGCGGCGAAATGACATGCCTCGCGGTAGTGGTAACAAAAGCGCGTTTACGTGGAATCGGTTTTACATCGAGAAAGATGATCCGAGTACGTGAGGTGAATAAATGCCGATTCAGCAACTTCCGCTTATGAAAGGTGTCGGCAAAGATTTCCGAAACGCTGACTATATCGACTATCTGCCAGTGAATATGCTGGCTACACCAAAAGAAATCCTCAACAGCAGTGGATATCTTCGCTCATTCCCGGGCATTGCAAAACGTTCTGATGTGAACGGTGTATCTCGCGGCGTCGAGTACAACATGGCGCAGAATGCTGTTTATCGTGTGTGTGGTGGCAAGCTGTACAAAGGAGAAAGTGAAGTCGGTGACGTTGCCGGAAGTGGTCGCGTATCAATGGCGCATGGTCGTATATCACAGGCGGTAGGGGTTAACGGGAAACTGGTCGAGTATCGCTATGATGGCACGATTAAAACCGTCTCAAACTGGCCTACAGACAGCGGATTCACGCAGTATGAGTTAGGCTCAGTCCGCGACATTACGCGCTTACGTGGGCGTTATGCGTGGTCAAAAGACGGCACTGATTCATGGTTTATCACTGACCTTGAAGACGAATCGCATCCTGACCGATACAGTGCACAATATCGCGCAGAATCGCAGCCGGACGGCATCATCGGCATCGGAACATGGCGAGACTTCATCGTCTGCTTTGGTTCATCGACGATTGAATATTTCTCCCTGACTGGCGCAACCACCGTTGGTGCCGCTTTGTATGTCGCACAGCCATCACTGATGGTGCAAAAAGGCATCGCCGGGACTTACTGCAAAACGCCGTTTGCTGATTCCTATGCGTTTATCAGCAATCCGGCAACAGGTGCGCCGTCTGTATACATCATCGGCTCCGGTCAGGTGTCACCAATCGCCAGCGCGAGCATTGAGAAAATACTACGCTCCTACACTGCTGATGAACTGGCTGATGGCGTGATGGAATCGTTGCGGTTTGATGCTCATGAGTTGCTGATTATTCACCTGCCGCGCCATGTTCTTGTTTACGACGCATCTTCAAGCGCTAATGGTCCGCAATGGTGTGTGCTGAAAACAGGCCTGTATGACGATGTGTACCGCGCTATCGACTTCATTTACGAAGGCAATCAGATAACGTGCGGCGATAAGCTGGAATCTGTTACCGGGAAACTGCAATTCGACATCAGCAGCCAGTACGACAAGCAACAGGAACACCTGCTGTTTACTCCGTTGTTCAAAGCGGATAACGCCCGGGTGTTCGACCTTGAGGTTGAATCTTCAACTGGCGTTGCGCAGTACGCTGACCGCCTGTTCCTCTCTGCAACCACTGACGGCATCAATTACGGGCGTGAGCAGATGATTGAGCAGAATGAACCGTTCGTTTACGACAAACGCGTTTTGTGGAAGCGAGTAGGGCGCATCAGGAAAAATGTTGGCTTCAAATTGCGCGTTATCACGAAGTCACCTGTCACTCTGTCTGGTGCTCAGATAAGGATTGAGTAATGGCGGATTCGAATCTCAATGTGCCGGTAATCATCCAGGCTACGCGGCTCGATACATCAGTTCTTCCACGCAATATCTTCTCGCAGTCGTATCTGCTTTACGTTATCGCACAGGGCACTGATGTTGGTAACGTGGCTAACAAGGCCAACGAGGCCGGACAGGGCGCTTATGATGCACAGGTCAGGAACGATGAGCAGGATGTGATTCTCGCTGACCATGAGCAGCGAATTTCTGCTGCGGAAGCAACGCTTGTTAATCATGAGGAGCGAATCAGCCAGGCAGAATCAACTCTTCAGGAACATGAAACGCGAATCGCTCAGAATGAAAGCGATATTGCGTCGCTTGATACCAGAGTTCAGTCGCTGGAATCGCAGGTTTCAGACCATGAATCGCGCATTGATGCTCTGGAGTATGCCACTACTCGCAAGAAGTCAGAGGTTGTTTACTCTGGCGTATCTGTAACCATCCCGACAGCGCCGACCAACCTTGTTAGCCTGCTGAAAACGCTCACGCCGTCATCAGGCTCGTTGGCACCATTCTTCGACACCGTTAACAACAAGATGGTTGTGTTCAACGAGAACAAAACCTTGTTCTTTAAGCTGTCGATCGTCGGGACGTGGCCCAGCGGAACCGACAACAGGTCAATGCAACTAACATTTTCCGGCTCTGTTCCTGACACACTGGTAAGCAGTCGCAACTCGGCGACAACGACCGATAACATCCTGTTAGCTACGTTCTTCAGCGTGGATAAAGACGGCTTTCTTGCCACAAATGGCAGCACGTTAACCATTCAGTCAAATGGTGCGGCGTTTACTGCCACAACCATCAAGATAATCGCGGAGCAGTAATGATTCAGTTCAAACCAACGCGAAACATCGACCTGATAGAAGCAGTCGGAAATCACCCTGACATTATTGCCGGAAGCAACAACGGTGATGGATACGACTACAAGCCTGAATGCCGTTACTTTGAGGTTAACGTGTACGGTCAGTTTGGCGGCATTGTTTACTATCAGGAAATTCAGCCGCTTACATTCGATTGCCACGCCATGTACCTGCCAGAGGTTCGTGGATTCAGCAAGGAAATCGGGCTGGCGTTCTGGCGATACATTCTGACTAACACCACCGTTCAGTGCGTCACATCGTTCGCTGCACGCAAATTCCGCCACGGTCAGATGTACTGCGCAATGATTGGCCTTAATCGTGTAGGAACCATCAAGAAATACTTCAAAGGCGTGGATGACGTGACGTTTTACAGCGCCACACGCGAAGAACTAATCGACTTCCTGAATCACGGGAGATAGCCATGTTATATGCATTTAAGCTGGGCAGAAAACTGCGCGGCGAGGAACCTTATTGCCCTGAAAAAGGCGGGAAAGGTGGCAGCTCTGATAAAAGCGCAAAGTATGCAGCAGAAGCTCAGAAGTATGCCGCAGACCTGCAAAATCAGCAGTTCAACACCATCATGAACAACCTGAAGCCGTTTACTCCTCTGGCTGATAAGTATGTCGGCAGCCTCGAGAACTTATCGTCTCTGGAAGGGCAAGGTCAGGCACTTAACCAGTATTACAACTCTCAGCAGTACAAAGATCTTGCTGGTCAGGCTCGCTATCAGAGTCTGGCGGCAGCGGAAGCAACAGGTGGATTGGGTTCCACTGCAACCGGTAATCAGTTAGCAACAATCGCACCAACGCTTGGTCAGCAGTGGCTGTCTGGTCAGATGAACAACTACCAGAATCTGGCAAATATTGGTCTTGGCGCACTGCAAGGTCAGGCAAACGCCGGGCAGACATATGCCAACAACATGAGTCAGATTTCGCAGCAAAGTGCGGCTCTTGCAGCGGCAAATGCCAACAGACCATCAGCAATGCAATCTGCTATTGGCGGAGGTGCGTCTGGTGCTATTGCTGGGGCTGGACTTGCGAAATTAATTGGTTCATCAACTCCGTGGGGGGCTGGTATCGGTGCTGGTATCGGTCTGCTTGGTTCACTGCTTTATTAAGGGGTAATCAATGGCTACGTGGCAACAGGGTATTAATTCTGGTGGTTTTCTGGCTGGCATCGGTACGCAAAATGAGAATGCGCCAAAGGCAAGCGACATTAACGCAACGCTTGGTCTGATCCGCGAAAACAATGAACTGGCTCGCTCAGGTGCAAATAACGTTGGCCTGACCGCGTTACGTGGTCTGGCTGGAGTTGCTGATATTTACAATCAGGAAAAGCAACAGAAAGCTATTAGTGCGTTCAATAAGGTTCACGCTGATGCATGGGCTTCTGGTGATCCATCGGGACTATTTAAGTTTGCCCAGGAAAATCCAGCGTTTGTTGCACAGGCACAACAGGCGTTTTCCGGTCTTAATGATCAGCAACGCAACGATATGGGCGATTTAGCCATGAGGGCTAACGTCGCTCTTTCTCAGGGACCGGAAGCCTACAGTAAATTCATTACTGACAACAAGGACAGGTTAAATCGCGTTGGTGCTAATGCTGACTGGATGATTCAGACAGGTATCCAGAATCCAGAGCAGCTATCACACATGCTGACTACTATGTCTCTCGGTGCGCTTGGACCAGAAAAGGCGTTTGCTGTTCAGGACAAGATGGCTGGTCGTGAGATTGACCGAGGCAGGCTGGCAGAGACAATCCGCAGCAATCAGGCTGGTGAAGCACTTCAGGCGAGAGGGCAAAACCTTTCCTATCAGTCAGCAATGACTGGGCACAATATCGCAGCACAACGCTTGGCTCTGGATCAGCAAGAGTTCGGGTTTAAGATGCAGCAAGCGCAGGAAAAGGCTCAGCAGTTGATTAGCGAAGCACCTAAGCTGTCAGTAAACATGGAAAAAGGCATCGAGACGGCTGTAAACAATGCTACAGCATCATCAAACTCAGCCAATTCTATGAGTGCGCTTGCTCAACAGTTCAGAGCAGAAAAACCAACGACAGGTTTGTTCGGTAACGCACAGAACATGTTCGCAAAACTTACCGGAAGCGATACAACATTGCGTGATTTGCGCATTCGCCAAAATGCCCTTGTTAACAGTCAGGTTCTTAAATTCCTACCTCCCGGCCCAGCAACGGATAAAGACGTTGAGATCGTTCGACAGGGTGCGCCAACTGACATGGATAACCCTGAGACGGTCGCAAGATGGCTTGATGCAATGGCAAACCTTGAGCGACGAAACGCGCAGTTTAATGAGTTTAAAGCCGAGTGGATGAGCGCGAATGGCAACCCTGGACAATCGCGTAATGGCGGTCAGATATTGGGGTTGGATGTTAAAAAAGGTGAATCATTGGGGAGTGCCGTTAAGCGGTATATGTCAATGAATACTGACGCAGCGCCAGCACAAGATTCGACACCTTCAGGAGAACCACGGAATCAGGTTGGATCATATACCTCAAAATCAGGCATTCAATTTACGGTGGAATGATGAAAGTAACTGCAAACGGTAAGACATTTACCTTTCCTGATGGTACGAGCACCGAAGATATTGGCACCGCCATTGATGAGTATTTTGCTGGTCAGGCTGTTCAGCAACAAACAGTTAATCAGGCCAATAATGCACCAACACGGGAAGAACCATCATTGATGCAACAAGCTGGCGATTGGCTCACTGGTGGTCAAAGTGCAGGGCAAATTGCAGAACAGGCTGGTCGTGGTCTGGTAAACATACCATTTGACGTATTGCAGGGCGGCGCAAGTCTGATTAATGCAATCAGTCAGGGGCTTGGTGGACCCAAGGTTTTGGATGATGTTTATCGTCCAGTAGACAGACCGACAGACCCCTACGCGCAAGCCGGTGAAACAATTGGTGGGTATTTAGTTCCAGGAGTTGGAACGGCAGGAAGCATGGCTATTGGATCACTGGCAGAGGCCGCAAATCAGAAAGGCGATTTCGCACAAAATGCAGCTAAAAATGCCGGAGTTAACCTTGCCACTCAGGGTGTTCTTTCCGCAGCAGCAAAGGGAATAGGGCGTGGAATAACGGCTATAAAAGGTGATATTGCGCCAGAAGTGGCGAAGAAAATTGCCACATCAGAATCGATGGGCGTGACACCAATGACATCTGATGTTATCCCGCCGAAAAATGCTTTCACTCGCGGCCTAACTCAGGATGCCGAGGGGGCTTTGCTAGGGACAGGCTCAAAGCGAGCGGAGCAATATGCAACGCGTAGTAAGCTGGTAAGTAATTATTTTGACCGTTTTGGTGAGTACAACCCTGATGATGTGGTGAAATCTCTTACCACCACGTTAAGGGGGCGGAAGGATGCCGCTGGCGCTGTTATCAATGACGTCACCAATAAAATGGGTAATGCCGCAGTTGATACCACAAATACCATGAATGCTCTGAATACAGCGATCGCAAGACAGGAACGGCTTGGGACGTCTGCCAATCAAAGCCTGCTTACATCCTTGCGTAACCTACGTGAAGAATTAGCAAACCCTGCAACTGATTTGGATGTTACGTTTGATCTCTTGCGTCAGCACAGAACAGCATTTAGATCTAATGTTCAGGGAGATGCTATGGTCTTCCCCAACCAGGCAAAAGCAGCTACCAATATGGTAGAGAATGCAATGTCAAAAGACCTTCGTAACGCAGTTGCTAAAAACCTCGGTGCATCAGACGCAGCAAAATACCTTAAAGCAAATTCCGATTATGCAAACGTTTATAATAAGGTGCTTAATAAAAACATTGCTAACAAGCTCAACAAGGCAAGCAGTGAAGCCAGTCCTGAACTTATAAATACCGTTGTATTAAGCAGAAAACCATCTGACGTGAAACGAATATGGAGCGCCCTGGATGATAAAGGGAAAGATGCTATGCGTGCAGCTTACGTCAGCAAAATAGCGGAAAAGGCCGGTGACTCTCCAGCCAAGTTCATCACTGAAGTTAATAAGCTGAAATCTCAGTCAGGCGGTGAAATTTACAACACTATTTTTTCTGGAAAGCACATGAAAGAGCTTGATGCTCTTCATGAAGTTCTACAGCAAACAGCAAGGTCAGACACTGCAAATGTAGTAACTCAGACGGGGCAATCACAAGCCAACAGGATAAGGACGATTGGCGCAACTGCGACTCTTGGTGTATCAATGGGGCTTGAGGCTGGCTTTGGTGCAATGATGCGTTTGTATGAGTCCAAAGCAGCAAGGAATGCTCTCTTACGTCTGGCAAACACTAAAGCTGGAACGCCAGCCTATGAAAGAGCGTTGAGTAACGCTGCAAATGCCATCAGGCCGCTGCTTGCTACTGAGGCAACACAGCAGTAACGTATGGGGAATTGGATTCAATCGTTAACATTTTCTTTTTACTTTTCCAACAAAAGCTTTGGTTGAATCCATATTCCCATAACCAGAAATGGTTTTCGACATTAAAACTGTTCCATTAGGATGTATTACCCATGAGTCGATAACTCGTTGAGTTTCGCCATTCGCGCCGATTCCAATGATGGAGTTTTTAGACAATGCTTTGTAAGCCATGCCGCCCGCATCCGTCCCAGAATATGTGATACTGGCATCTTCACCGTTTGTCTTAATGATGAATGTTCCACTAAAACCATCTTCTTCCGGTTGAAAATTATTTCGTTCTGAATAGCTTATTCCGTGCATATCTCCAACGACCCAGCACTCTGCTGAGACAGAAAACGAGAAGACAAGGAAAGCCATTGCTATAATCAATTTCATTTTAAGCCCTTATTGTTATTGATTCTTTTTGCACGGAAATGTTTTTCCTACTGCTAGGGCGGTTAGTATAACTGCACTCTCATTTCTTGATTCTGGGTTTTTGTTTAGATATTTCTCAACGATATCGGTGTATTGATACATGTCAACGCCATCAGGAGGACATAGAGAACCAATTAGTATCAATGAGTCAGTTACTCCGCGCAAATATCCAGTAATGTAAAGCGATGAAAAATCATCACCCTTTTTACCTTGTTGAATGTTGTAAAGAAGGTCATTACCCGTTTGAAGCTCGCGCAGCTCAGCACTGGAAGAAGAGACAACTGCTAACAAGAACAGTGATAGAAATCTCATTTCAAATCCTTTTCATAAATCTTTTTAAGTGTCTCAAACACTATAGCCTTGAACTGCTCAGCCTGCTGATCAGCCAAGCGTTCAGCTTCGTCGCGATATCCTGTAATCGGTGATGGTTTTGATAGTGCATCCTGAACGATTTGTAATAACTCAGAGTTCATTGACCTTCCGTTAGCCTCGGCTCTTAATTTCAATTTTTCTCTTACTTCCAAAGGCATACGGAAGTTAAAGTGCGGATCATCTCTAGCCATGCCATCACTCCAAGTTAGTGTATTGACATGATAGAAGCACTCTACTATATTCTCAATAGGTCCACCGTGGACCTATATTGTGAGGTGAACATGAAAGGAATGAGCAAAATGCCACAGTTCAATTTGCGGTGGCCTAAAGAAGTATTGGATTTGGTACGCAAGGTGGCGGAAGAAAATGGTCGGTCTGTTAATTCTGAGATTTATCAGCGAGTAATGGAAAGCTTTAAGAAGGAAGGGCGCATTGGTGCGTAAAGTTGAAGCCCCAACTGCTGTAACAGTCAGGGCTTCGGCATCAACAAATCGGATTAGGAAATATTGACATGAAAAGTATAGCAAAGGCACAAAACGATTTCACCATCTTCAAATTCGGCGACAGTGAAATCCGCGTCATCAACAAGTGCGGTGAGCCGTGGTTTGTAGCTAAAGATGTTTGTGATGCTTTAGATTTGACTAACTCACGCAAGGCGCTTACTGCACTTGATGACGATGAAAAGGGAGTAACTTTAAGTTACACCCTTGGTGGTGAGCAGAATCTAAGCATTGTGAGCGAATCAGGTATGTATACATTGGTTCTGCGCTGCCGCGATGCAGTCAATAAAGGTTCAGTCCCGCACAAATTCCGCAAGTGGGTAACAGCAGAAGTTCTGCCTTCAATTCGCAAACATGGCGAGTATGTAAAAGGAAAGAAAACCACTGTTGAGGAAAGAACACCGCTACGCGATGCAGTAAACATGCTGGTAGGAAGGAAAGGACTTCGCTATGACGATGCATACAATATGGTTCATCAGCGTTTTGGTATTGACAGCATTGATGAACTTTCAATTGAACAAATCCCGCTGGCCGTAGAGTACATCCACAGGGTAGTGCTTGAAGGTGAGTTCATTGGCAAACAAGAGAAGAAAACCAACGAGCTTTCTGCAAAAGAAGCAAACAGCCTTGTATGGTTATGGGATTATGCCAACCGCTCACAGGCATTATTCCGCGAACTGTATCCGGCGCTAAAACAAATTCAATCGAACTATTCCGGCAGATGCTACGACTACGGTCATGAATTCTCGTATGTTATCGGAATGGCGAGAGACGTTTTAATAAACCACACACGAGATGTTGATATTAATGAGCCAGACGGACCAACGAATCTTTCCGCATGGATGAGACTTAAGAATAAAGAATTGCCTCCTTCAGTACATAACTACTGACAGATAACCAACGCAACGACCCAGCTTCGGCTGGGTTTTTTTATGCCCAAAATTCACCGTAGCTACGCTGCGGCGATTCCTTGTATCTGGAGCAAATTAAATGACAGACATTACAGCCAATGTTGTAGTAAGCATGCCTTCGCAACTCTTCACTATGGCGCGTTCTTTTAAAGCGGTTGCCAATGGCAAAATTTATATCGGTAAAATTGACACTGACCCGGTAAATCCTGAAAACCAGATTCAGGTTTATGTGGAGAACGAAGACGGCTCTCACGTTCCTGTTTCGCAACCAATCATCATTAACGCTGCTGGTTATCCTGTATATAACGGACAGATTGCCAAATTCGTTACCGTGCAAGGCCATTCTATGGCTGTGTACGATGCTTATGGTACACAGCAGTTCAACTATCCAAACGTGTTGAAGTATGATCCAGATCAGTTAAGGCAGCAGATTGAAGACCCTGATGGGGCAACCAAATATCCCGCATTGCAGATTTATCGCTGGCGTGATGATTTAGACGTGCGTGGATGGGGAGTATTCCCGGATGGTACAGATGTTACTGCTAAACTGTGTGAGGCATTGGATTATGCTAACGGTGATTATTCACAATTAGTTGAGTATGGGAAAAACAGAAAATCATTGCATATCCCTCCAGGCGATTATGTCGTTGATATGACCAAGCTGACTGGCATTCATGCTTCTGCTGGTCGCTTTGTGATCCGCTGTAACGTTGATTGTGTTGGCCGAATCCCTAACGGGGATTTCCTAATCCTTCATAGTAAATCTATAAATGTAACTGGCCTTTCATGTAAATCGTTATACATTAGAGGGCTACAGTTTTCTATTATCTCGAACATTGATACGACCGGCGATATAAGATTTTTATCATCAGACGCATACACTCTGCCTGGGTTGGTTGAATGGGGTGGCGGGAGTTTTTGGAATCAATTTGTACGCATCAAAACAGGTACTACGTCAGGTGGTGGCAGATTCATAATTGACATCTCTGATGGATCTATAAATCAAAATACATTTGAGCAGCTTTGCGGTGGTGGTCTGATCATAACTGGATCGGGTTTTAGTCGCCAGACCGGTGCTCCGTATGAGGGGAACGCAAACACATTTATAGGTCTTGACACATCGGGAAGCGGCGATTATTTGCTCTATAACAATAGCACCCCAAATCAGCATAATGTTGTGATAGGTTTGTATGGCGAGGTTACGGGCAATGGGAAAATACGTGGGCCGTGGACCATACTTGGCGCGCGTGTGCAATATGGTAACTGGGCCTCAACCATGAGCCCCATGAATACCATATTAGGGACAGACCCTACAGCAGGCGCACAGGGAGGAGATACGTTCAGTGTCTCCGGTTCTAATCTTTGCCCTTCTGGAGATTGGTCGGTTATTGATGGAGTCTACGGAGCACCTATTGACTATTCCCTTTTAATTATACCGAACGAACGAAAGGTTGGTTCTGACCCTAATGAACCATCTGGCTGCGGTAGATGGTTTGGAGTCACTAACGCATCTCAACTTTGCAGAATAACCCTAAATTTAACTAAAACACAGACAGGTTTCATTCGTGGAGCTTTTTACTTTAAAGGCGACACACCACTTGAGATAGCTATAGAAGCCCAAGATGGTACTAATTCCATCTATATGTCAGTTAATAAGTTCTACGATATGGGTGTTGGAGGGTGGAAGTTATACAAAGTTTCAGCGCCAACCAACGACAAAAGTAAAGCATACAGATTAAGGATTACAGTTGAATCCGGAATGAGCGCTTATGTTGGAGGAGCGTATTTTAGCCCGTATAACGGAACCTTTCTTCCAGTATTCTGCGGATGGGAGAAAGTAAAAATGAGATCTAGCGTAAAGCCTACTGTGACAGAGAACACAGGTTCTTTCCCAATCGGCTTGGTGTCCTACAGAACATCTCCAGCAACATATCCTTCCGACCCTACTGTCCAATGGGTGTGGAATGGAAGTACATGGGGGATTGTGAATATTTCTGCCTAACCAATAGCGGCATGTTTCAAACATGCCGCTTCAAAATTATCTTGGAATATTTTTCTCGATATATTTATAGCTTAGTAGTGCAAAAGCTACAGATGTTATAAATACAATAAAAATAAACGAGAAGCTTTTTGATAAATCAGCCATCCCAAGCCAATCTATCATCTTAAAGCATAATATAAACGTAATTGGATGAACTAAATACAAAGAGTATGAAGCATCACCAATCATGATGAAAATACGTGGTATTTTGATGTTGTCTTGTATGTAGTCAGAGCATGCAGTAAAGCATGCAAACATTATGCAAAAATATTTCCCTGAATGAAAAATCCCATGCCCAGCATCAAACTGTGTTATGTAAGCCCATACAGGGATTATGATTCCAATCGAAATTAATGGTATTGCAATCCTTTTGTCTCTAATTGAAAAGTTACCACTTTTGTATAGGATAGCAATAATCGCACCGAAGACAAACTCCCAAATCAGGCTTTGCATGGTTAAATTTATATATCCTAAACCTTCAATTTTTGGTCTGTCGAATACACCCGCAATAGATGGCAAAGCTAACAGTGTAATGAAAAACCATAATATATAAAATGTATACCTAAACTTCCCCAGCGCTATTCCAATGGCGCAAACTAAATAAAAATATATTTCATAATTGAGGGTCCATCCAACGAACAATGATGGAGGCCCAAAGTATATAGGTGACTCAGTGTTTAGTGGAATGAAAAGCAAACCTTTGATTATGTTTGTTAATTCAAATGAGCTAGATGATTGGTTATATGAAAACCCATGCATTAAAGATAAATCAACATTTTTAACAATGACTATATATGCAATAGTCATGATGAAATATAGAGGCCAAACTCTTAAGAAACGTTTTTTAATAAACTTTATCAAATCATTGCTTTGGTAGCTATGAGACGTATAAATTATGATAAAACCACTAATGATGAAAAATAAATCAACTCCGAATGCACCAGGCCAAAATAATCGCTGAGCCAGCCATTCATATTCTGTTCCTTTCAAAAAATCCCTTGCATGGCAAAGTACGACAAGCATAGCTGCAATAGCCCTAAGCGCCTGTATATACTGAAGGTTATTCTTTCTTGGTGGACTGTTATCGATTTCCAAAATACACCTATAATAGTTTTTTGATAAGTATCAGTAGCTTCTGAAAGGTCTGAAGTTTAGCACCACAAACGCTATTGATCGACACCGCCGATCAGTAATGCTGTATTAATATACAGTATCCATCGGAGGTGAGTTATGGGATTCCCGAGTCCAGCACAAGACTACGTTGAAGAGCGCATATCGCTCGACAAGTGCATCATAAGCAGGCCAGCGGCAACGTACTTCATGCGAGCGGGTGCGACGCACTACCGGGAAGGTATCCTGAATGGCGCGCTGCTGGTTGTGGATGCTTCGCTATCACCATGCGACGGCTCATTACTTGTTTGCAGAATGGAAGGTGAGCTGAGGATTAAGCGATACCGAAAATCACCCAAGGTTCACCTGGAAGATTTGCAGACAGGAAGAAGGGAAGCTATACCTCTGCACGATGACGGAACGAGCCCTGATGCGATATTTGGCGTAATCACATACATCATTAACGATGCTCGTTATGGTGAGTTTGATGACTACCCGCTGAAGTGA